GCAGTTGCTCGGCGCTCCACGCCGCGAACGCTGCGACGGCGATGCGCATGAGCAGCTTTCCGTCCAATGTTGGGCGATAAGTCGAATTGGGGTGCGGAATATCGATGCCGGACGGGCCGCGCGTCGGTTTCGGCCCGCGCATCGGCGGCGCCGAGCCCCAGCACCTCCGGCGGGCGGACGATCGGCCAGCCATCGCGGGGGAGCGGGATCATAACGTCGCCGCGACAGCGAGGGCCGTCAACGTAGTGACGGTGGTGATTGCGATGGCGACGAGCAGCAGGCGATCGGCGAGCGGGTTGTCGAGGTAATCCTCGACCGCGGCGCCCAGCTCGCAAGCTGCAGCCCACAGGCGGGTAATCATTCGCGGAATTGAAAGGGCGGGCACGGTCGTCTCCCTGCTGCGGTGATGCAGGGGTGATCGACGGAGGCCAGCCGTAGCGTGGCGCGCTATCCTTCCCTGCGCATCAGAGTCGGCATGCCGGGGCAGCGCTCATCTGATGGCAGGGATTGTATGTATATGGCTACAGTCTCGTCAATAGAAAATCGTAGCCATCTGGCTATGCATACCGAACGGCATAACCAATCACACGGCCAATGACCGTAAATGGCTCCCGCCCCAATATGAACGATTCGAACTCCGGCAAGGTTGAGCAGGGTTCCAGGCGAGGCGGATCAGCGCGAAACTGCTTGAAGGTGGCCTCGCCATCGCCATTCAAAATCGCATAATACCGACCATCGCAGAGAGTGAAGTCATCTGGATTGATGGTTACAACCGCGCCGGCCGGAGCCACCTTGTTCATGCTCTCGCCGTCGACAACGAGGGCGAATGCGTGCTCGGGGGCGCCGAAAGCGGGCAGGTATCCCTGCGGCGCCTCGATGGCCTCTTTCCAGTTTCCGGCGGCTATCTGCCCTATTATCGGTATTTTTCGGCCTAGGTGCGGCACATCCTCCCCGCCATCGATCTCCGAAGGATCGACCCCGAGCCCAGCGGCCAGCTTCAGCTTCCATCCGACAGTAAGCTCTCGCTCCGAGCGTTCGAACTTCGATATCGTTGTAAAGTGCACGCCCATGGCGTCTGCCAGCGCGCGCTGGGACAGGCCCTTGGCCTCGCGTAGCTCTCTGATATTATTCGGCATTGGTCGCTCCAACAACCGGCCACCTCTAGCCGACCGGCTATTGCCTGCATAGTTACTAGTCATAACGACAACATGTGACTTGCATCACGCTAGCCATATGGCTACGATGCCTTTCATGAAGCTCGCAGACTACATCTCGTCGAACGACATGACCTTGGGGGCCTTCGCCCGCCTCATCGGCGTGCGAAATGCACGAACGGTTCAGCGGTACACGAAACATGGCCGCGTGCCCTCCGGGTCGGTGCTGGCCGCGATCGCTCGCGCAACCAACGGGGCGGTCCAGCCCAGCGACTTTGTCGATGCTGGCATAACCGAAAGCCTCGCCGACACCGGCTGAGACCGCCGGAACAGCGAACCCACACCGCAATGCCCCACGCCGGAACCGCTTCCGGCGCCGCTCAACTGCGCCTTGCGCGCACCGAAAGGATGGCCACATGCCTGTTGCTCAATTCGATCGCGCCGCGCTGCTGTCGGCGCTCCAGTTCGTCGGCAAGGTGCCGCCATGGCAACGCGAAGGCCGGGCTGGCGCCGAGCGTCTGCCGGGCGTGGTGCGTATTACCACCGCCGCCAGCCGCGCTCGGCTGGAGTGCGCCAACTTCGATGCGGCGATCGGCACTGAGATCGACTGCCAAGCCGACGACATGACGTTTCACCTGCCGCTCGTCGTGCTGACGAAATCGCTTGAGAAGAGCAACTCCGACGCTCTCCAGATAACGGTCGACGAGCACAGCGCGATCCTTCGTTACGGTCGTTCGCGCTTTTCGCTTTGGGGCGAACCGCAGGACATGTGCCCGGCGATGCTCCCCATCGAGGGTGATCCTTTCGCCGTGCCCGCCATCGTGCTGCGCGAGGGCCTGAAGGCGACAGAGTGCGCGACCGGGTCCGATCCGTCGGCGATCTTCCTGGGCGGAGTCTATATCCACGGTACGGCTCGCGGTGTCGCGTTCACCGCGAGCGATAAGGCCCGCATCCATACGTGCACGATCGACGGGGCCGAGGTTTCCGGTGCCGGCGCGATCCTGCCGCGCTCGATGGCGCGGCTGCTGCTGTCCTTGCTGCCCGAGGCTGGCGACGTGTCCGTGACGGTGAGCCGCCGCGGTGCGCTCTTCAAATGGGGCGGCACGCAGTTCCGGTCGAAACTCATCGACGCGCAATATCCGATCAACGCCATCCAGATGCCGCCGGCTGGTGTCAACGTGCTGCGCGGACAGGCCGACGCCATCCTCGACGATATCAACCTGGCCGCGACCGTCGACCAACGCGCGAACCGCGAGATCGCGCTCGACCTCGGGCCGATCTGCCATGCATTCGCAACGGCCAACAACGGCGATTGGGGCAGCGTCGAGATGCCACATGTCGAGTGGAACGGGCCGCCGCTCAATATCCTGTTCCGTATGCGCGTCGTCTCCGATGCGCTCGGCCTGTTCGGGTCGGACCTGATCGAGTGGTGGATGGCCGGGGCGCGGGATCAGACCACGATCGCGTCACTCGCGCAGCCGGGCCTCGAAATCATGGTCGCGCCGATGCTGCCGTCGGGGCCTGAGATGCGGAGGGCCGCGTGATGCGGGACGATGACATCAACGACGAGCATCACCTCGATCGCGAAGAGGTCATGACACTCGCGGCCGCAATCGCACGCGGCGACATGGCGACCGCCGCCATGAGCCTCGACGTCTTGTTTCGGGATTTCGACCACGCTTCGGTGATTGCCGACTGGATCGCCCAGGCCCGCACCTCGCGCGCCGCGCGGCCCACGAGGACGACGTGATGCAGCGCCGACTGCAGGCGCTCGGCCGCCTCCCCGCCGGCGCCATGAACAAGACCGAGGCCGCCTATGCCGCTGAGCTGGAGCTGCGCAAGCGGGCCGGCGAGGTCGCCTGGTACAAGTTCGAGGGCATCAAGCTCCGGCTGGCGGCGAACACGTTCCTGACCGTCGACTTCGCCGTGATGCTCGCCGCGGGCGAGCTGGAGATGATCGACGTGAAGGGCGGCAAGGGCGTCTGGACCGACGACGCGCGCGCCAAAATCAAGATCGCCGCCGACATATACCCCTTCCGTTTCAAGGCCGTCTATCCGGCCGGCCGCGGTCGCGGCTTCACCGAGGAATCGTTCTGATGGCTTCGAAACCACGCGTGCCCGCACCGGGGCAGCTACCCACTCTCGACCGATTCGCGGACCTGCTCGCCGACGGCATTCAGGCGGAGGATGCTGCCGAACGGCTGGGCTACAGCCGCGCATATGGCAACGCCATGCTCCAGCGCATTCGTAAGCGGTTGGGGCCTCAGGCGATATGAGCGTGCTCGCCTATCGCCAGCTCGTCGAGGGGTCGATCGTCCGCGCCGAGCGCGTCGGCCTCGCCGCGCCCTTCACCATGCCACCCGCGATCCGGCCCCATCAGGCCGCCGCCACGATCTTTGCGCTTGAGCGCGGGTGTGCGGCGCTGTTCCTCGATACGGGCCTCGGCAAGTCGCTGTGCGCGTTCACATGGGCCGACAACGTCGCTCGCCAGACGGGCCGCCCGGTGCTCATGTTCGCACCGCTCGGCGTCCTGGGGCAGCACTCAGCCGAGGCGGCGCGGTTCGGGTTCGGCGCCACGATCTGCCGGTCGCAGGACGACGTCCAGCCGGGCCTCAACCTCGCCAATTATGAGCGCCTGCACCTGTTCGACCCGATGGCGTTCGGCGGCCTGGTGCTCGACGAGTCATCGATCATCAAGAGCTTCTCCGGCGTAACAACCAAGCGCCTGATGGCCTTCGGCGCCCAGATCCCGTACCGGCTGGCCTGCACCGCAACGCCGGCGCCGAACGATCATATGGAGCTGGGCCAGCACGCGCAGTTTCTCGGTGTCATGTCGTCGAGCGAGATGCTCTCGCGCTGGTTCATCGCCGACCAGTCCGACATGGGGCGCTATCGCCTGAAGCGGCACGCGGTCCGTTCGTTCTGGCAATGGGTGGCGAGCTGGGCACGGTGCGCCGAATTGCCGTCCGACCTTGGCGGCGACGATACCGGCTATGTCTTGCCGCCCCTCAATTTGCACCGTCACATCGTCCAGACCGATCTCGCGGCCGATGCCGGCTTTGACGATGACGGGCAGGCCCTCATGTTCCGCATCCCGTCGACCAGTGCGACGGGCATCCACCGCGAAAAGCGCCTGACCGCTGCCGATCGTGCCCAACGGATCGCCGAGATCGTGCGCGGTGATCCGGAAGAGCCGTGGCTGATCTGGTGCGAAACCGACTATGATGCCGCCGAGGTGTGCGCCCTGCTGCCCGACGCCGCCGAGGTGCACGGGCGGATGAAGCCCGAACAGAAAGAGGCCGTTCTCGCCGCCTTCACGGCCGGCGAAGTCCGGATCCTGATCACAAAGCCGTCGATCGCGGGTTGGGGCATGAACTGGCAGCACTGCGCCCGGCAAGCGTTCGTCGGCCTCTCGTTCAGCTATGAGTCGTTCTATCAGGCGGTGCGCCGGTGCTGGCGCTTTGGCCAGGTCCGACCGGTCGATGCCCATATCGCCTGCGCCGAAACCGAAGAGGTGATCTGGCGGACGATCGTCCGCAAGCGCGACGATCACGACACGATGAAGCAATCGATGCGCGCGGCGATGGCCGGCGCCGTCGAGGTCCGCGCGACCAAGCTCGATTATACGCCCGCCCATGCGGCGGCATTTCCCTCATGGCTAGGAGCTGCAGCATGACGAACGTCATCGATCAGGCGCATGGTGACGACTGGTCCTTCTATAACGCCGAGGCCGTCGATTTCGCGGCTGGCCTGCCCGACAACGGCATCGACCTCACCGTATATTCGCCGCCCTTTTCGTCGCTCTACATCTATTCGGAGAGCGCTTTCGACATGGGCAATGTGTCGAACGACGATGAGTTTTTCGACCGTTACCGCTTCCTCATCCGCGAGAAGCTGCGCATCACGCGACCCGGTCGCCTGTCGGTCATCCACGTCAAGGATCTGGTCTATTACCGGAACAGCAGCGAGCATGGCGATGCGGGCCTGCGGCCGTTCAGCGATCGATGCGTCCAGGCGCATATCGACGAAGGGTGGACCTATCACTGCCGGGTGACGATCTTCCGCGATCCCGTGCTGGAGCGTGCCAAGACGAACGCCCACGGGCTGCTGTGGAAGACATTCCAGAAGGATGCGACCTTCTGCCGGGTCGGCATGCCCGAATATCTGCTCGTCTTCCGGAAATGGGCGAAGCCGGGCGAGGAAGGGCTCGTGCGGCCGGTCGAAAACCCCAAGGATCTCGTGCCGCTGGATACGTGGCGGGATCTGGCTTCGCCGGTCTGGAATTACCAGCCGGGGCAGTCCGGGAAAGGCGACTATGACCTGCCAGCAACTGACGTGCTCAACGTCAAAATGGCCCGCGATCCCGACGCGGAAAAACACCTTTGCCCGATGCCGCTCAACATCACTAAGCGCGCTTTGGACCTTTGGAGCAATGAGGGCGACACCGTCTTTTCGCCGTTCGGCGGGATCGGCAGCGAGGGTGTTGCCAGCATCGGCATGGGCCGGCGGTTCATCGGAACCGAGCTGCACCCGATCTACTGGTCGCAGGCCGTCGCCAACCTGAAGGCCGCTCAGCCGGAAGCGGTTGATCCGGCAGGTGCGCCCGCTGCCGAGTGCGGGGAGCGGGCCTGATGTTCCAAGGCCTCTTCATCGACGGATTCGCTGGCGGGGGCGGTGCGAGCACGGGCATTGCCCAGGCGATCGGCCGCGACGTCGATATCGCCATCAACCATAATCCAATGGCGATCGCGATCCACAAGGCAAATCATCCGGGTACCGAGCACCATTGCACGGACATCCGTGAGCCGTTTCTCGCCGGCCGCACTACAGGTGGGCGTCGAGTCGCGGGCGCCTGGTTCTCCCCCGACTGCAAGGAATACAGCAAGGCGAAGGGCGGGCCCGTCAAAGACCGTACCATCCGCGCACTGTGTTGGGAGGTCGTCTGGTGGCTGGGGGAGACAAGCCCCGAGGTTGCCTACCTCGAGAACGTTGAGGAATTTGAATACGCCGCGCCGCTCGATGCGAACGGCATCCCGATGCCCGACAAGAAGGGCCGGGAGTTCAAGCGATTCGTCGCCAAGATCCGGCGCCTGGGGTACCGCGTCGCCTGGCGCCTGCTGAGAGCGTGCGACTATGGCGCGCCGACATCGCGCAAGCGGCTGTACATGGTCATGCGTCGCGACGGGCAACGCATCGTCTGGCCGAAGCCCACGCACGCGCCGGCGAACGACAACCGCGTGCTGACCGGCAAGCTGCTTCCCTACCGGACCGCCGCCGAGTGCATCGACTGGTCGATCCGTTGCCCGAGTATCTTCGAACGGGTCAAGGATCTGGTCGACGCCACCAAGCGCCGTATCGCCCATGGCGTGATGCGCTATGTGGTGAACGCGGTCCTGAACGGGCAGCGGCCTTTCATCGTGCCGGTCACCCATACCGGCGACCTCCGCACGCACGACAGTCTCGATCCGGTGCGAACGATCACCACCGCAAATGGCGGTGAACTGGCCGTGGTCGACGTCGGGCTGGCGGCTCACATCACGAAATTTCATGGAACCGGCGTCGGATCGCCGATCGACAAGGAAACGCCGACAGTCACGGCCAACGGGACGCCGGCGCGACCCGCGGGCGCTACGCCGCTGGGGCTGGTCGGGGCCACCCTGTATCGGGCGCGGAATGGCGAGCGGGCTGGGCAGGCTCCGCGCGCGCTCGACGTCGGGAAACCCCTCGGGGTCGTGGCCGCCGAGGCGTCGGGGTTCGGCCTCGCCACCGCAGAAATGGCCCCGCTGCTGGTCGAGACCGCCCACGGCGCGGTGGACAAGAGCGGCAAGCGCCGCGGCCGCGGTCATCGCGACATCCAAGAGCTGATGCCGGTTCAGACGCAGTCCAACAACGTCGCCCAGGTCAGTGCATTCCTTTCGCGCTATTACGGCAGCGACAAGGCCAATGCCGGCGGTGACCTCGGCGGGCAGATCCCGGTCGTCCGGGCCGGTGGCACACACCATGCCGTCGTCGCAGCGCACCTCGAACAGGCCAACGGTGGCCCCCACAATCAGAACAGCGCCCGCCGGGACGCTCGCCGCCCGCTTTCGACAGCTACGACCAGCGGATCCCAGCAGCGTATCGTCGAAACGACGCTGATCGAAGAAGGCGCGCTTCCGCCTGAAATGATGGAGCGTGCGGTGAAGGTCGCGGCGTTCCTGGTCAAATACTATGGGACGGACGGGGACGGGGAAACGGCGCAGATCCAGCCCGTCGGTCGACCGCTGGACGCGATCACGACCAGGGCGCGCTTCGCCGTCGTCACCGTGACGATCGACGCCGTCACCTATGTGATCGTCGATATCGGCCTGCGCATGCTGAAACCGCGCGAGCTGGCTAACGCCCAGGGCTTCCCGCCCGACTATGTACTCAATCCCGTCGTCCGCAAGTTCCTGCGCGGCAAGTGGGTGGAACGGCCGCTGACCATCGCCGAGCAGATATCCGCGATCGGAAATTCGGTGTGCCCGCCCGTCGCTCGCGCGTTGGTGGCTGCGAACCAGCCGGGAATTGCTAATATTCGGATGACGGCGTGATGGGCCGTTCCCGCATCCTCACTGACGGGCAGATCGCGGAGATGTCCGCGCTTCGCGAACGCGGCTGGAGCTGCGCCCGCATTGCCGAGCACTTCGCCGCCAAGGGTACGCGGGTCTCACAGGGCGCAGTGGCGTGGCAATGCCTGCGCGCTGGCGCTGACGCCCCCTTAAGGCTGCGCGGGCGATCGCATCCGGCCGCGCAGCCGTACATGCGCAACGGGCGCCAGGTCCGCCCCTACACAGCATCCGATGACGTGAAGCTGCTGGAGATGGAGGCGGCTGGATCAACGTTGGCGGCGATGTCCAAGGCGCTTGGGCGAAAGAACAACAGCATCCTCGGTCGGCTTATGACGCTGGCTAGACAGCAGGCGCGGGCAGAGGAGTTTGGCGCATCATGACGCCCGACTGCCGGCGATGGACAGAGCAGACGATCGCGGCCTGGTCGCGACGCGCCGATCAGCTGTTCGGTGATCCCGAGGCGACGACGGGCGAATTGACGCGCGCCGAGATGCTCGGCCTGCGCGTTGCCGACCTTCGCCAGCGGCTGGCATGCGCTCCACCGCCTGAGGTCGCCGAGATCGAGCGACTGCAGCAGCGGTTGGCGAAGATCATGCCGTATCTGCACCCCGAATATCAGATCATGTTCAACGAAGGCGAGGTCATGGACGCGCAGCGCGAGCACCTCGCCGAGCAGATCCGCGCCCTGGGCGGCACGGTGCCCCCGCTGCCGCGCTGGGTCGGGCCGCCACGTCATCGATGGGTTGATGCTCCACAGACTGCGCCCGAGCGGGAACCTGAGCCCGTCATATACACCGTGCAACAGGACATGTTTGGGTGAGTGTGATCGCTGCCGCACTTAAGCACATGATGGCCGCAGGTATGGATGCCAGCGCGATCGTGGCAGCTGTCGCCGAGATGGAGGCAAGCATGGCGCCGGCCGCCGCTGAATCGCGGCCTGTCTCGGCTGGAGCGTTGCGCCAACGCCGTTATCGCGAGCGTCACCAACCGTCACAAAGCGTCACCGATGACGCCGTTGTTACGATAGTGACGGATGTGACGCTTGGTGACGCTCCACCCCCTTCCCTTTCCCCTTCTTTCCCCCAAACCCCCAATCAACCCCATACCCATACCCCCGAGAATAATACCCGTGCGCGTAAGGGATCGGGTTTCTCAGCTCCTGAAGGCGTGCCTGACGAGACGTGGCGGCAGTTCATCGCCCAGCGCAAAAAGCGGCTCACCGAAATCGCATATTCGCGGATCTGCAACACGCTGACCCGCCTCGCCGATGCCGGCTGGCCGCCCGGCGAAATGGTCGAGCGAACGATCGAACGCGGTTGGGAAACAATCTACGAACCGAAGGAGCGCCCAGGTGGCGAACGAAATCACCATAATGGCCGCCAGGCCAGTCAGCACCCCGGAGGGCGCACAGGCGCTGCGGCGGATCGCGTGTTCGGCGGCATGGGGCGAACGGAACCCGATTGAGGCACGCCGCTGGCTGCAGCCAGCACTCGTCGAGGCGCTGCCGCTGGCCTTGGCGCAGGCACAGGCCGCCTTAGCGCCATCGCTCGGCCGGGACTTCAAGCGCTGGGTCGCGCCGTCGCTTGCGCTCGTCGCGCCGGTGAGCATGTCCGAAGACGACCAGACCGCATGGCTGGCGACCGCTGCGGAGACGTTGAGCGGCATCCCGTCCGACTTGCTCGAGATCGGATGCATGAAGGCGCGGCAGCGGGCGGACCATCCGAGCAAGCTCGTCGCCGCGATCTTCGCCGAGATCGGCGCCGCGTGGGAAATGCGCAAGCGGGATCTGCGAAACGCGCAGCGGCTGGCGGATATCGTTGCCAGCACAGGCGAGCCCGTGCCAGCCGACCGCCACATCGAGCAAGGGCCGATCAGCATAGGTGAAATCGCGAAGATGATGCCGGAGCTGCACACGATGGGACTGCGCGCCGGCTGGATCACGCAGGAACAGATCGATGAAGCCGCGGCCTGGCAGCAACAGGTAGTGACCGACGGAGCGAGGGGGTAAAACGTGAACATGAGCGGGGATCAAGCAATGTTGTGGTGCATTTTGCGGACGTCGGGTGGGCGGACTCTGGCGCTTGAGGCGTCCCTTTCTGGTGCGGGGTTCGATGTCTGGACGCCGAAGGAGCTGAAAACCAGAAAGCGCGCTCGGAGCACGATCACGGTAGAGCAGGCCGTGCCGATCGCGCCGACGTTGGTTTTCGCGAGCGCAGATCGTCTACGCGACCTGTTTGCGATCACGATTCTGCCGGCGAGTCCACATCCGGACTTTTCCGTTTTCCGCCACGCCGGCCGCGTCCCGCTGATCGGCGATGAGGCTATCGCAGGGCTCAGAGATGCGCAGCGGGACGCTGACTCGGCTTATCAAAGGGTATTGGACGAACGGACGCGCAAGCAACAGCGCGACGAGCGCGTTGCCCTGCTTCGCACCGAGCGCGCGCGCCGGAAACTGCTTCGCGCGGAACGGTGCGCTTTCGCGGCTGGTGCGGAGGTTATTGTCACTGAGATGCCGGCCCTCTCAGGCCTATCGGGCACTGTGATCGCGAACAAAGGTGCCGCTGCGGTCGTATGTTTCGGGGGCGCTCTTGTGATGACAATTGAGGCTTGGCGGCTGTCTCCTAATGATGTAAATGAGATCGCAGCATAAAAGCACTGCCGCTTCAGCGGCTATCGTGACGAGTTGATCTGGGGATGTGATGCCCTTGCGCCGTTGCCCTTCATTCACCGAAGCACGGCTTCGGGAAAGTTAAGGGCATGCCTGAGATCAGACCTTATCGAGATCGTCGCGGATTGCCTTGT